CGCAAGCGTGTCGCCAATGACGGGGTCGATATCGGCGCCATATGACATCAGGTCGCGCAAGCCGGCCACGCGGCCGGGCGACCCCACACTGAGCAGCGACAGTGTCCCGACCAAATCGAAGGTCGCGCGGCCGAGGCCGATTGCGTCCCGCACCAACGCCGGCGCGCCCAGCGCGGCCGCGGCGTCGCCGAATAGCGCCAGGATCGGGCCCACGCCCCCGCTCAACGCCGCCTTCACCCGCGCGACAGTCGCCAGGCCGGTGGTCAGTCGCGTCGCCGCCGCTTCCACAAAGGCCGTTGCCCGCGACACATCGAACTTCTTGACGAACGCGGCCAAGCCCGACGCTTTCGCCGCCGCCGCCTGCTGCCGCACGATCGCGCCGGTGTCGGGCGCGCCCTGCGGCGCCGCCGGCAGCCCGCTTTTGACGAACTGGATCGTGAAGCTGGTCATGCCACCGTCGACCGCCGAATCGGTGCGCGAATAGTCGTCGATCGCGACACGCATCGTTCCACGCCATGGGTGGATCAGTGTCCCCTCGCCGGGTGCATCGAGCGCGTCCTCGAATGCGTTGGCGCGCGTCAGGAAGTCGCCGCCGACGATGTGACAGGTGAGCGAGAAGCGCTTCGCCTTGCGCCCCAAATCCTCGATCACGGCGTCGTCGGACTGGGGGAATTCGTGGACGACGAGCCGCCGCCCGCCGGAGCCTTCATGCTCCTCGGTCACAAACGACAGCCCGCGAAAGCTGCCCTTCTGCCAGCCCGTGGGCGGGCTCATGCGATCGAACTCATGGCGGTGCCGCGATTGAGCTCCAGGCCGATGCCGGTCGCCGACATGCCTGTCGTTCGAGCGCGCAAGCCAGGCGCGACGTCCAGCGAGATTTTGATCGCTCCCTTGGGCGGCGCTCCGGTCGGACCGCGATATTGCCAGGGGCCACGCGGGCCGGGTGCGGCCGGGGCGGGAATGCGCGGTCCGCCCCCGCTTTGCATACCTCGCTTCCACGTGTCCGGCGTCACCCGGCCGACATTGGGAAATTGAGCAAACGGCGCCTGGGTGTAGTTGCTGAAGCCCTTCACCGCTCCCCAAACCATGCCCGCGGGCGAAAACGACATCCGCCCCTTCAGCCAGTCATAGGCTTTGCTCAACTTGTCGATGTTCGCCGCCAACGTCCCGATCGCTCCGGCGACCTCGGTGATGTCGCGCCCGCGTTGCTGCCAATCGATCTTGCCGAAGCTCTCGACAACATCGCCCAGCGCCTGACCGGTCCGCTCGGCCCATTGCTGAAGCGAGCCATCCTTGGCCATACCGTCGATCCAGCTCCCGAGCCGGTCGAGCTGCTTGTTGACCGACGCGCCGAACCCGCCTTCCCAGACCTGTTTCGACATGATGGTCAGACGATCCATCACGTTGGACCATTTGCCCTCCGTCGTTGCTGCCAGCCGATCCATGCCACCGGCAAAGCGCCCGTCGAAAATGCCGAGCAGCGCCTTCTTGATATCGGCCGCGTTCTTCGTCGTGTTGACGGACATCGCCTTGCCGTCCTTCATGAACGACAGCGTGACTTGGTTGCCCTTCTGGCTGGCCTTGACGCCGAACTCCTTCAGCCGTTCGAATTCGCCGGTCATCGCGTCGGCGATCATCTCGACTGCCGACATCAGATCCTTGCCCATACCGGCGGCGGTGTTACCGAGCGACTGGAGCGAGCCGTCGGTCGGGTCGATGCCGTACGCCTTCAGCTGGATGAAGGCGCCCATCACCTCCTCGAGCTCATACGGCGTCTTGCGCGCAAAGTCGGTGACCCAATCCATCGCCTTGTTACCGGCGGCGACGGAGCCTTGCAGACCGGTGAGCTGAGTACGGAACTTCTCGAACATCATGCCCGAGCTGACGATCTTGTAGAGGCCCGCGATCAGGCCGCCGCCGGCGGCAGCGACGCCGCCGATCGCCAGGTTTTTAACGGTGCCAAGCCCGAACTTGGCGACCGCCTTGGTCGCGCCCCAGGCCGCGGCCTTGACCCGATCGAACCCATAGAGCGCGAGCGCATGGAGGGTGATGCGCATCCGCCGGCCGATCTGCTCGCCGCGATGGACAGCCCACCAATAGGCGAGCATCTTTTGCTGCGACGAGGCCGCCGATCGCCCGAGATGGTCGGTCGATTTGGCCAGTCCGTCGGTCGCCGCCTTCACATTCTTGGCGGGGCGGCTCCAGCGATCGATCGCCTCTAGGATCAGCGATAGCTTCATTCCGACTGCCCCTCCTCGACCGGCAGCGCCTCACACCAGAAAATCATGTCGTCGATATCGAACTCGAGCCACGCCGTCGGCGCGAACCCGAGCGCGACCGTCAGGTTGCGAGCGATCTCTCGCCATTCCCCTGGCCATCCACCTGGGAGCGATCGCCACCGTCCAAAGGGGCCGCTTTCATCGCCGGAAGCGCCCCCTCGGCCATTGCGCCGGCAATGCGAATGTGGCGGAGCTTTACGATCGCCTCTTCGATCTGCGCGACAGTCGCCTCCTCAGGCAGGCCGGCCGCGTTCGCCAGGCGACGAAGATCATGATCCTCGTCGCCAGTTGCCGCGTCCATCGCCGCCAGGTCGGCCGCGTCGAACTCCTCGGCGTATTCGCGGGGCAGTCCGCACAGCGACATCAGCACCAACAGCTTCGCTTGGACGGGACCATCGGCATGCTGTGCCGCCATCATGTGCCGGCCCTTGACGCGCGTCGCCATGCTGACTTCCGCGATCGTCCTGGTGACGAGTACGCCTTCGACGCGCTCCTGCACCTCGATCGGATAGGCGAGTGTGATCGTGACGCGGTCTGTCACGACACCTTCTCCGCGGCAGCGCCCATCAGCGAGCATTTGGCTTTGCCGTCGGCCGACGTCATGTCGGGCGCCATTTCGGCCCAGGCGTGGCGGATGACGAAATGCTGGCCGGTGTCGTACTCGATGTCGACCGTGACGTCCTCGTGCCGGCCGAACGCGATCGGATCGAAACTCGCCTTGGCAAGGATCGAGAATTCGACCTTCGACGGCTTCGTGCTCTCGCGGAACGCACCGGCCTCGTAATCGCCTTCGACGCCCTCGCGCATCGGCCCGCCAGGCGTCAGCACGGTGTCGCCCGCGGTCGGCTGCAACACGCCGTCGATCTTCACCTTGGCCCGGCCGACCACCCGGTTAGGGTTCGCCATATCTTACTCCCTTCTCAATCGCCCCTGAGCGGTCGCTCAGAGGATGAATTCGATCCGCGCCGCGAGCTGCAGCAGCGGGTTGACGATGTTCGGCGTCAGCAGGACGTTGAGCTGGGTTGCTTGCGTCGCGTCGCGCTCGATCACCAAGCCGGCGATGAACCCGTCGACGTCCTCGAGCAGCCCGGCGTCGAACCAGTCGCGCGCCAGCGCGATCGTCTCCGCGCGAATCGAGGCGATCGTGTCGGCGGTCAGCTTGGCGCGCGGATATTTCTGCGCCATCCGGCTGCGCCAGCTGAAGCGCATATAGCCAAGCGTCGCGGTGGTCGTGATGTCCTTGTAGCTGAGGTCCGGCCCGCCGAAATTGTCCGTCTTGTAGCAGGAGATCAGCCGCTCGATCGCGACCTCGCCCGCGGCGTTCACGCGATAGGTCGACAGACCGGCGTTGAGCAGCTGGACGCGCTCGGTGTCGGTGTAGCGATGGATGATCGACGGCGCGACGACACCCGGCAGCACCAGGTTGGTCATCGGCCGCGCCGGGTCGGCCGCCAGGCTGGCCGAGGCGATGCCGGCGACGGCTGCCGCGACCTTCCACGGTGGGGTCGGCAGCTTGCGGCATCCGACGACGGTCGAGAAGATGCCGTTGCGCGTCGCGCCGAACGTCAGCAGCGACGACAGGCCAGACGAATAGCCGAAATAGCAACGGCCATCCTTCTGGCGCTGCGGCCCCCAGCGCGTCGTCATGTCCGTATCGGCGGCAGCGATGTTGGCCGCGTCGGTGGCGCCGCAGGCGATATTCTGGAACCATTCGTCGCCGATCGCCGCGAACGACGTGGTGATGTCGGGGTTGGTCGCGCCGGCGACGCCGGCGGCGATGACGCAGCCGATCCCGGCCGGGGTTGTGTCGCCTTCGAAGTGGTTGAGGCGGATATCGATGTCGTTGCCGTACGTGCCCTTGTGCCGCGCGGTCAGCGTAACGACGCCGGCCGCGTTCGCTGCGGTCACTGGCAGATCGGGATTGGCGGTCACAGCGGTGACGAT